CTGAGAGCACTTTGCTCAACACGGCCATGCGTCCGGTGCAGTTCGCATACAATGGAGTGGCTGAGCCGAAGATCCAAGCTGTGTTGGCGGACTTGCTGCTCGATCCTTCCAAGGCGCAGGCCGCTCTGTTGGCTGCCCGCACTGCACCACAGAAGCTGTCGCCTGAGGTGCGAGCTGCCCTGCCCTACTTGGAACAGGCGATCAAAGCCTCAGTCCCTGCGGCTGCTCTGACCGGGCAGCGGTGAAAAGAGAATTCGTTTGAGTTTGCTGTCCTTCATCCGTGTGCGCAGGACCTCAGTGACAACACGTATGGGTACCAGTATGGCAAACGCGATGAACGGTTTGAGAACAATGGCGAGCATCCAGCTCATCTGATCACCTTCTGAATAGGAGAACACATTATGGCCGCGCTCATGCCTCAGGGCAAACAACAGTTCGATAACAGCGCTGGTGCGCCTTTGGTCGGAGGCCGGATCTACACGTACGATGCTGGAACCAATAACCCGCGACTCACGTACCAAGACGCTGCTGGCACCGTCCCCAATACCAACCCCATCATCCTCGATGCGCGAGGAGAAGCTACAATCTTCTGGAATGGTGCGTATAAGGTAGTTTTGAAAGACGCCTTGGATGTCACCATTTGGACAGTAGATGGTGTCTCTGGAATGAGCGCAACGGATCTAGCTAGCCCTGCTGGCGCAGGGTATGTCGGGTTCTCGTACGCGGTCGGGTACGCCGCCGGAACGGTCGGCAAGTGGCTGAAGGATCTTGCAACTTCAGCGGGCGCAGCGTTTATTGGATTCATCGCTAGCGGGGTCAACGCAGTCTTGCGCACTGTGGAATCCAAACTGCGCGATGTAGTCAGCGTCATCGACTACGGAGCTGACCCGACCGGGATAGTAGATAGCACCGCTGCTATCCAAGCTGCCATCACCGCTCTCGGTGTAAACGGCGGCGAAGTGTTTTTCCCGGTCGGCGATTACAAAGTCACAGCGCAAATCAACATCCCGCTAGCGACGTGGAAGCCTGTGTTGTTGCGCGGCGCTGCTAATTCCACAATCACGTCGACGCATAACGGGATTGTGTTCAATGATTCAACTGAAAATGCGCGATACGAACACCTCCAGTTTGTTGGTCCAGGCAAGACAAACGTCAGTTCCAAAGCGATCAAAGGCAAGTTCACGCAAGGCTGGGCACGCGGCTGCAAGTTCATCGGGTACTACTTGGCTATTGATGCTTCTGGTACGGTAGGCGCTCGTATCGAACGTAACTATTTCTCGAGTTGTCATGCTGGGTTCAATTGTGAGCAGGCAAGCCCAGCCTTCTCGAATTTGCTACAGATTGTCGGCAACTGGTTCGACTTTTGTGATTACGGGATTTTCTTAGTCGAAGTGTACGGTGCCGTAATCGACACTAATGTGTTCGAGTTCAACTCGGTTGGGTTGAGCGCTAACAATGTTCGAGAATTGGATTTACGAGGCAATAACTGGTTCGAATCAAACACAACCAAAGCATTCGAGTTGCTCGGCTCGTGCACAGGGGTGGTAGCGCCGCAAACCCACTTGGTAGGCAACGCATATACTATCAGCACAACATCGGTCGTTAACGACATGTTGACTCCACAAGTTGCTCTTTTGCGACTCTCAGCGGTACAGTCTATTCCACACAACGCCGCGACCGATGTACTGTGGGATGTGGAGACTCTCGACCCAGCAGGTATGCACCCGGCTGGGGCTTCGGCCAATGTCAACATTTCCCGAACAGGGCTTTACGATGTCACTGCCGTAGTGCAGCTTGCTGCGGTAGGCGCTCCTGCTGCCGGAGTGTATGTTCGTGTCACTGCCAAACTAAACGGCGCGACCTTGCGTGAGGTGTCTGGGACAATGAACGCTGCCCAACCTACGCAGCTTGGTATCGCATTCTCTGAACGGTTTGGTAACGGAGATATCCTCCAAGTTGCGGTGTACCAGAACTCCGGTGCAGCAGTGAACATGTTGTCTGGCGTCGCATCAAGTTTCGCAGTTACGTTCAAGGTGGCTGTGTGATGGAGCAAAACTTGTTCAATCTTGTTGTCGGCATCGCTGGCGTTCTGGGTGGTTGGTGGATGAAGGCCATGTGGGAAGCGGTGAAGGACCTCAAGGTAGCCGACGAGAAGCTGGCTGCACAGGTCTCCGACCTCAAGGTGCTGGTGGCAGGCGACTACGTGCGGCGCGAGATGTTCGACCGCTTGTCAGACGCCATCTTTGCGAAGCTTGACCGCATCGAGAGCAAGCTAGATGGAAAGGCAGACAAATCATGATGTGGTGGGTCATCGGAGGGGCAGTCTTCTGCCTCATCGCGTGGTTCGGCTGGGAGCTGTACCGCGCACCCGTGATGGAGGACATGGAATGAACCTCGTACGTCAACTCAACGGTGATGAGGGGCGCAAGCCTTGCGCATATCAAGACCATCTAGGGTTCTGGACCATTGGCATCGGCCGTCTTGTGGATGACCGCAAGCCCGGTGCGGGTCTGCGCCCCAAGGAGATGGATTACATGTTGGCCAACGATATTGAAGACCGCGTGCAGCAGCTCACCACTCGTCTGCCGTGGTTCATCAATCTCGATGAAGCCCGCCAAGGCGTGCTGCTGAACATGTCGTTCCAGCTCGGGGTAGATGGTCTTCTGGCTTTCAAGAACACCTTGGCGCTGGTGCGACAGGGCAAGTACGCGGAAGCGGCAGACGCCATGCTTCAGTCGAAATGGGCAGGTCAGACACCCGAACGTGCAAAGCGCCTGTCGGACCAGATGCGTGATGGTCAGTGGCGCTACGCACCAGAAGCATGAACATGGATTGGAAGTCAATCGTAAGCACGGTCGCACCGTGGATCGGTACTGCCTTGGGTGGGCCGCTGGGTGGCATGGCTGTCGAGGCTGCTGCCAAAGCGCTGGGCATCAGCGAGAAGACCACGGATGCTGTCAAGCAAGCGCTGAGCGGTGCCACACCTGAGCAGATGCTGGCGTTGAAGAAGGCGGACCAGGATTTCGCGCTGCAGATGCAGGCGTTGGGATTCAAGCAGGTGACTGACCTCGAAGCCATTGCAGCAGGGGATCGCAAGGACGCTCGAGGCATGCAGGTTGCCAAGCCCAGCCCGGTCCCCGCCGTGTTGTCAATCGGCGTGACGCTGGGCTACTTCGGCATCCTCATCGGCATGATGCTGGGCACACTGAAGGTCAGCGACTCTCAGGCGCTGCTGCTCATGCTGGGTTCGCTGAGTACGGCTTGGGGCGCGGTCATGGCCTTCTGGTTCGGCACCACACGGGACTCCGGCCGCAAGACGGAGCTACTGGCGCAGGCACCCCCGGTGCAGCCCTGAGATACCGTCGGTATCCAAGTGTCAAGGCCCCCGCTTGGGGGTCTTTTTCTTTTGTCTAGGAGTAGGTATAGGGCTACCCGCGTTTGCCCAGCCAGCGCCGGATTTGTACTTCGTGCGGGCTAGCGCCACTTGCTACGCACACAGCTTGCAAGGTCGCACAGGCAAGCCCGCACGTCCAGGTACACCACGGCCAGCATCCCGTAGACGATAAGCGGAACCCAGCACAACAGATAGGCTTGAAGAAGGAACACGAGGACTTCCATGGCGTACCTCACACGTAGTCAATGAGTATGTAGTGCTTGCCTTCACGCGCGCACTGTTCAGCCACACGCTGAACTACCAGCTTGTCGCCACGCATGCAGACCACGTAACCAGCGCGGAAGCAGCGGCACCACGCATCACGCACGTCCATCCACTCTTCCCAAGACAGTTTGCGGTTCAGTGAGTGGTGCTCCACCTGTCGGCGCAGGCTTCCGCAGTCCAACGGAGTGACCGTGCCAGCTTCTGGCATCGGAGACAACATCAGTACGTCACGTGGCTTCACATCCCGTTGGGCTTGCTCTATCAGTTTTCGACTTGTGCTCATGGGCTGCTCCTGAGATACATGCGGCTTTGGACATGGCGGTAGGCTTGGAGGTAGTCCATGCCTGTCTCTCGCATCACTTGGTGTACCTCATTCGTACACGGTGACGGAAGCCTTCTTGCCGAGTGCTCGGAGAGCACCAGCCTTGGCTTCACCTGCTGCGATAGCTTGTTCACGATTGCCAGTTCCTTCAGATGTGATGCGTGAGCCTACCTGTACCATATACGTGCCGCGCTTGGCGTCCACGTGGACCGTTACCTCAACGACAGGGCCGCGCTTGCCACGCTTGACAAGGACTGTGCACTTGAAGATGGCAATGGCGGTATCGAGATGTTTGGTCTTGGACATGGAGGGCTCCTGCTATTGAACGAATTATCATGAACCCCGTGAAGGGTTCACAATACCTTACTTGCCCAGGATGTCATCCATCGTGCTGTCAACGAAAGCCTTGGCTTCTTTGATCTTGGCTTTGCTGACAGTCACGTTGCCATTCTTCTGCGGCTTCTTGGCAATAGCCTTCACAGGCTCCGGGGCAGCTTCAGCAGCCTTGCGGGCACGCTCGTAGAGGACGTCCTGCACTTCCCAGCCGTTCTTCTTGGCAGTACGACGGCAGCAGACCACCAGCTTGCCTTCTTCGTTGATGGCGATCACGGGGCGCTTGCGGCCCTCTTGCTCGGCGACAGCT